GGATTTGCATTTGATTGTAAACGCTGTTGTTGCGTTGGCGCAGGAACTTGGTATGCTTGACGAGGAGCGTGAAGTGGATTGACGGTTAAAGATTATTTATATTCGGTCAGGGTTTCGGATAAGCTGATCAGAACGAAAGAACACGAGCTGTCGAAACTTAGGCTGAATATTGCACAGGTATCGGTTAAGCAGAATGAGCCTGTTAAGACATCGGGAGTGAATGACCCTATGCGGATTGTTGACAGGATTGCAGACCTTCAGGCTGAAATCAATCGGGAAATTGACAATCTTGTGCGGTTGAAAACTGAAATCCGCAGTAAAATCAACGCACTTGACGATTACCGTTACATTGCAATTTTGACCGAGTATTACATAAATTGTCAGAGGTGGGAGGATATTGCCGAGAGTATGGAAATGAGCGTAAGGCATACCCTGAGATTGCACGGCGAAGCGTTACAGGCGTTCCGAAAAAAGTTTGATTTCTCGTAAAATTATTTTGAAATGTCATTGAATGTCACCCTTACCCTGCGTATAATGGTATTATGAAAGTTTGACAAACAGGACATATGTAAAACTCTCCTAAGATAAAAATCGCACAGACCGCTCTCATTTGAGGGCGGTTTTGTGTTGTGAGGTGAAATTGATGTATAAAGACAAATGCGGTACAGGTTACGAAAATAGCACAAGAGCGATTTTTCAGGGTGCAGGAGAATATGACATCCCGATTATTGAGCCTACAAAAATTACAGAAAACAACTTTATCGGATTTAATGAAGTTTTGAGCAGTAAGCAGAACAACTGCGGTGTGCATTTCTTTTTGGACGATTACCAGTTCCAAAGATTATGGAATACACCCGACAGGTATATTGAGAGTCTACAAAAATTCAGTTGTGTATTATCGCCTGATTTCAGTCTTTACACTGATTATCCGACAGCGTTGCAGATTTATAACCACTATCGCAAGCATTGGATAGGTGCATATTTACAACTCTACGGCATTGAGGTAATACCTACAATTTGTTGGAGCGACGAAAAAAGTTTTGAATGGTGTTTTGACGGCGAGCCTTTGGGTGGTACGGTTGCCGTATCAAGTGTTGGAACGCAGAACCGTACGGAATCAAAAGAACTGTTTTTGAAAGGTTACAAAGAAATGATTGAACGCTTACAGCCTGAAACAATTATCTTCTACGGCAGAGTCCCCGAAGAATGTATGGGAAACATCATCAACATCAAATCGTTTCAGGAAAAATTCAGGAGGTCAAAATAATGGGCGGAAGAGGCTCTTCAAGCGGTATAAGTGATAAGGGAAAGAAGTACGGTACAGAATATCACACAGTTGCTCAATTTGGTGAAATAAAAGTAATTCGTATGAATGGTAATACTTCGATAAAAGCTCCTATGGAAACTATGACAAAAAATAGAGTGTATGCTACTCTTGACAAACAGAGCAACATCAAAAGTGTTACTTTTTATGACAACTACGGCGAAAGAATAAAACAAATTGACGTTAAAGGTAGACCTCATAATGGAATGATGCCACATACCCATTTGGGTTATGAACATAATGAAATTGGAGATCGTCAATTGACTGATAAAGAACAGAAATATGTAAGTGTATTATTGAATAAATGGGAAAGAAAAAGAAAACACTTGAATATTTAGAAATTTATTGATATAATATTATAAACGCAGGGGATAGTTTAAATAGGAAAACAGTTTTTACAGATTCCGGTGCAACTCCGGAAACCTGTGTTTAAAGACAGTACAGAAATGTGCTGTCTTTTCTTTTGCTTATTTTTAGAAAGGGCGGTGATACCGTGAAAGACAAATTAAATGCAAGACAGAGGAAGTTTGCGGAATATTATGCGCAGAGCGGTAACACCGTTCAGAGTGCGATACAGGCAGGATATTCCGAGAATTACGCAAACGCAAGAGCGTATGAATTGTTGGAGAATGTTGGAGTTTCAAAATACATCAAAGAGCTTTCCGATAAGCTCAAGGACGAGCGCATTATGAGTGCAAAGGACAGACAGGTTGCTTTGTCCGACATTGCAAGGAATGACGGGCAGGACACCTCCGACAGAATCAGGGCGATTGACACGCTCAACAAAATGACGGGCGAATACACCGTTAAGGTTGACGCAAAGGTTGAGCAGTCCGAAAAGCTATCCGATGTGTTCAGACAGTTGGGTGGTGAGGGACTGAGTGAGTAACAAATTCCCGTTGTCACAAAAGTATATCGACTTTATCAACACAACAAATGTGTCGGCTGAATTTCTTGAAGGAACTACAGCGTCCGGCAAAACTACCGTCGGAGCAGGCGTTAAGTTTATGCGAATGGTGTCGCAGTCGCCGAAAAAACTTCACGCAATTGCCGCCAAAAACACGGGCAAGGCTGAGGAAACTATAATTCAACAGGACAACGGTATTCTCGACTTGCACCGCAACGCAGTCTATTGTGGTAACGGCGACAAGGATTACAAGCTGCCGCATATCAAGTTTGAGGACAAAATTATCTATATTCTCGGTTACAGCAGTCGGGATAAGTGGGAAATGGTTCTCGGTGCGCAGTTTGGGTGCGTTTATATTGACGAAATCAACACCGCTGATATCGAGTTTATCCGAGAGATGTCAACCCGTAATGACTATATGCTTGCAACGCTGAATCCCGATGATCCGAGCCTGCCTGTGTATAAGGAGTTTGTCAACCGCTCCCGTCCTTTTAAAAAATATGAAAACGATGTTCCTCCCGAGATTACGGCGGAGCTTACCGAAGAACCTGTACCGAATTGGCGGTATTGGTTCTTTTCTTTTGCCGACAATTTAAGTCTTACACCCGAACAGATTGAAAAGAAAAAGAACTCTGCACCGAAAGGTACAAAGCTCTATAAAAATAAAATCTTAGGTTTGCGAGGCAGAGCAACAGGTCTTGTGTTCCCGAATTTTGAGAGGGCAAGACATATCAAATCAAAAGAGTGGGCAGGAAAGTTTTTGAACTGTAACCGCAAGTCGGAACACTTTGTTCAGTTCACCACAGGTCTTGATACCGCCTATTCGCAGAAGTCGCCTGACACTATCGCAATGACATTTTACGGCATTACCAATCACGGCAAGTGTGTTCAGCTTGATGAAAGAGTTTATAACAACGCTGAAATGCAAACGCCTATTGCCCCGAGTGACACGGTGAAGAATTTTATTGATTTTCTTGACCGCAACCGTGATGAATGGGGCTTTGCACGCACGGCTTTTATTGACAGCGCCGACCAAGCGACTATTACCGAATTTCAAAAGTATAAGCGACAGCACGGCTGTGTCTATGACTTTGCAAATGCATGGAAGAAAACGAAGATTATCGACCGAATCAATCTTGTACTCGGCTGGCTTGCCACCGACTGTTATTTTGTGCTTGAACATTGTAAAAACACGATTGCCGAGTTTGAAATTTACAGCTGGCGAGAGGATAAAGACAACACACCCGAGGACGGTCACGACCATTGCATTAACAGCGGTCAATATGCGTGGCTGCCGTTTAAAAATATTATTGGAAGTGAAATAAATGGGGCTGATTAACAGAATGGCTGAATCTATCAGATCGGGAATTAAAAACTTTTTGCAGATTACTCCTGCAAGCGACAAAACAATTACCGTTACCGAAACAAGCAATCATCTGACCGAGTGCTTTATCAATCGCATTTGGTATTGGGGCAACAGCAGACAGCTTGCGGAGCTGTACAGGCAGATTGATACAAACAAAACTATGTTTTGGGCGGCAAAAAGCACAAAGGGGCTTGAAATCCGTAAAATACACACAGGTTTGCCGGCACTCATCTGCGAAACGCTTGTGAATATCGTAATTGCCGACTACAACGGCACAGATGTTACAAGTAAAAATTCAACCGCTTATGCAGAGCGTTGGGAAGACATTGAAAAGCAGAACAAGCTATCCGACACGGTTAAACAAATGCTCCGTGACCTATGTGTTGTTGGTGACGGTGCTTTTAAGGTCAGCTTTGACACGGCTGTATCAGATGTTCCGATTGTTGAATGGTATTCTGCCGAAAACATCGACTTTACATATGTGCGCGGCAGAATCCGAGAGGTTAAGTTTTACACCGATTACACGCAAAAACACCGCCGTTACCGTTTTGAAGAAACATACGGTTACGGCTATATTCACTATGCTTTGTACGATGACAACGGCAAAGAGATTGACCTGCACACGGTTGACGCTCTTTCGTGGATTGATTCAAAGGGCGTTACATTTGACGAATCATATATGTGGGCTGTACCTGTCCTTTACGGCAAATCGTGCCACAAGGGCAGAGGTGCGGGCATTATCGGCATAAAAACAGACGCTTTCGACAGTCTTGATGAAGTGTGGTCACAGTGGATGGACGCACTCAGAGCCTGCCGAACAAAGCAGTATGTGCCTGATTGCCTTGTTCCGAGAAATCCCGAAACCTGTCAGCCAATATCGCCAAATCCGTTTGACAACCGATTTATAACCGTGGGCAACGATATGTCTGAAAACGGCAACGGCAACAGGATTTACACCGAAAGTCCGCAGATTCAGCACGAAAGTTATTTGAGTTCATACATTACTGCCCTCGACCTCTGCTTACAGGGCATTATATCGCCGTCAACTCTCGGCATTGATACGAAGAAACTTGACAATGCAGACGCTCAGCGTGAAAAGGAAAAGACAACCCTTTACACAAGGCAGAACCTTGTGAAAATTACGCAGAACGCACTTCAAAGCCTTGTTGCAGTTGTACTCAATGCAGACAGTGAACTCAACGGCAAGGGCATTGTTGAGGGATTGGAAGTGTCCGTGAACTTCGGCGAATATGCAAATCCGAGCTTTGAAAGTCAGGTTGAAACCGTGTCAAAAGCAAGACAGGGCGGTTTGATGTCAGTTAAAACATCGGTTGACGAACTTTACGGCGACAGCAAGTCGGAGGATTGGAAAGCCGAAGAGGTGCAGAGAATTAAGGAAGAACAGGGCATTGCAGGCGAAGAAGAAAAATCGGAGCTTGACGATGTGGACCTTACCGACACCGAAGAGCCTGACGATAACGCAGAAGATGAAGAAAATGCGGAAGATAATGCGGAAAAATCCGAAAGCAATCCCGAACAGAACGATACACAGGTAAATGATGAGTGATTACAACATTAAAGAGGCTTTTGAGAGAATTGAAAACGAGCTTATCGACAGCATGATGCGCAATTTCAGCCGTCACAGAGCCGAAGAAACCAAAGAGGGTTACAATTGGACACAATGGCAGGCTGAACAGCTCAAAAGCCTTGAAGAGTACCGCAAGCATAACGCAAAGAAATTCGGCAAGCGTTTCAAAACCATTAACAGCAAAGTCGAGGAGATGATTCGCACTGCCAAAGCTGACGGAAATGCAAGTCAGGAGGCAGAAATCCTTGAGGCTGTCAAGGACGGTTTCAAAGCCCCGAAAAAGCCGTCAGAACACAGCACAGCCGAGTTTTTTAAGGTGAATGACCGTAAACTTGACGCACTCATAAAATCGACCACAGACGATTTAAAGAGGGCAGAAACGGCGGTTTTGCGTATGAGCAACGACAAGTACCGCAAGGCGATTTTTAACGCACAGGTTGCAACGAACACGGGTGCGGTTACATACGAAAAAGCCGTTGATATCGCCTGCAAAGATATGCTCAACGCAGGTCTTAATTGTGTGGAATACAAGAACGGTGCAAGGCACACGCTCTCGGATTATGCGGACATGGCGGTTAAAACAGCCAACAAAAGAGCCTATCTGCGTGGTGAGGGCGAAAAGCGAGCCGAATGGGGAGTATCCCTCGTTGTTGTGAACTCAAGACAGGGCGGTTGCCCCGATTGTGCAAAATATATCGGCAAGGTGTTTATTGACGATGTTTATTCAAACGGCAAAAAGTCAGACGGAAACTATCCGCTTCTCTCAACTGCAATCAAGAACGGTTTGTTTCATCCGAGATGTAAGGACAGCACAAGTACATATTATCCCGAACTTGATGATTTGGACGCACCGTTGTCTGAAGATGAAATCAAAGAGCTTGACCGTCAGCGAGGAATTGAGGAAAAACAGCAGTATGCACAGCGTCAGGCAGAACGCTTTGACCGTCGTGCCGAATACAGCCTTGATGAGGACAATAAACGCATTGCCCAAACCCGAGCCGATGAGTGGCACGATAGGGCGAATACGCTTGAAGAAAAGGCAAAACAATTTTCTTTGAAGACTGATGAACAAAAATATTACAGACCTGTTTTTGAAGAAGATATATCAAAAACTTTTGAACGCAAAATTGAGGGCGAAACAATTACAATTGATACCCACAATGCAAATACATTGTGTGATAATGTTTATATTTCAGATAAGGTAAAGCTAAAACGAAAAGAACTTCATAATTTTGATATGCAAGTGAGAAAAGCGTTTGATATGCTCGGAGAGGTTGAAACAAGCGGAAAGCCTGAAATTTGTATTGTCACTCCCGAAGAAATGCGAGTAAATGCTATTGCTTCATATATGCCAATGCAAAATGTTCTAAATGTCAATTCAGCATACTTTTCAACAAGTGATTTGTCAGGCTTACAAGAAAACTTGGCTTGTCCGCAAGACAGATTGAGTACAATTCTGCACGAACTGATTCATTGGCAAGACGCTAAAAATTACAGAGCAAAATTCGGAAGTATTAACGATTATTTTGAATATTGCGATTACCTTAATAAAATTTATGCTCCAAAGGTTGAAAAATTGATAAATAACGGTTATAATATAGAGGATATAAGTGAGTATGCTTTTGAATGCTTAAAAGATAAAGCTATGGATGAAGTGTATAATGAGTACAGAGTCAGCAAACTTTTAGGGTGATGATAGTATGAGATTGATACAAACTGAAGAACAAAAATCTCTATGGAATGCGTTTAAGCCGTACCTTGTAACAAATGGTTTAAATGTCACTTTGCGTGAAGATGCTCCACAAGAAGCTAAAGATGCTGAAGCACTTTACAGTAAGCTTAGAGAGAAACAAAAAATGCAATATCTAAAAGATAGTGGCATAATCTAACCGCTCCGTAAAAAGGGCGGTTTTGTTGTTTAACTTGCCGAGAATATGTTCAGAGCAAGAAAAACGGCTTGTTCACGGCATTGCTTAACTTGCCTGTAACTTGCCGTAACAGAACTAAATACATCAAATCAGCACTTTGAGAAATCAGAGTGCTTTTTTATTGCATTTAAACCCGTCGATTTCGACCAGTTTAGAAAGGTGGTGACAGAATGAAAATCAGAGTAACAACAGCATTTAACGACAGGCAGAACGGCTATGTAACACGACCTGTGAATGAAGTTTTTGAATGCTCCGAGCAGAGAGCAAAGGAACTCATTGACGGTGGTTTTGCAGAAGAGGTCAAGCCTGACGCTCCCAAAAAGCCGAGAGCCAAAGCAGTTAAAACAGAAAAAACAGAAAAAGCGGATTAAGCACTTTACGAATATGTAAGGTGCTTTTTTATTGTCCGAAGACATTAAACTACGGGAGACACCGTGCAAAACTGAAACAGAGAGACACTCTATAAACTGATTACGGGAGACACCCGAAAAACTGAAAGGATATGAAAAAATGGCAGAACCAAATCCAACACCAACCCCCAATGAACCGACACCTGCACCGCAGGGAACTCCACAGGGAAACGCTCCTGTCTTTGATTACGACAAGCTCGCAAGCCTTATTACAGGCAAACAGAGCGTGACAGAGGACACCGTTTTGAAGTCATATTTTAAGGAGCAGGGATTGTCAGCCGATGAGATGAAAGAGGCTATCGGTGCTTTTAAAAAGCAGAAAGCTAAGAACACTCCCGACTTTGCAAAAATGCAGTCGGAAGTTGAATCTGCAAACAACGCAAAGCTTATGGCAGAAGTCAACCAGTCGGCAACCCTCGAAGCCGTAAAACAGGGCGTTGACATTGCAACCGTTCCGTATGTGCTTAAAATTGCAGACTTTTCAAAAGCTGTGACAGACGGCAAGGTCAATGCGGAAAAGCTGACAGAGGCTGTTAAAAAGGTGCTTGACGATATCCCCGCACTCAAGGGCAAACCTGCCGAGAACGGCACAGGAGTTAAGAAAATCGGCGGTGACGGCAACGGCGACAAAAATTTAACAGAAGATGCCTTAAGAGGAATTTTCGGCATCAAATCGAAAAAGTAAGAAAAGAGGTAAATAATTATGGCAGTATTAGAATACGCAACTATTTTCAGTAATGTTTTAAGAGAATTGTACGGTCAAGCCCTTACTTGCGATGACCTTTACCACTCAAACTCTGACATTCAGATTATCAACGGTAAGGATATTAAAATTCCGAAACTCTCGGTCAGCGGTTATAAAGACCATACACGAGGTGCAGGCGGTTTTAATTTGGGTACATATTCAAACGGTTACGAAACCAAAACCCTTGACCACGACAGAGATATTGAGTTTGCTATCGACCCTATTGATGTTGACGAAACAAATATGGTAGTGACTATCGCAAATATTCAGACACGCTTTGAAAAAACACAGGCTATCCCTGAACTCGACTGTTATACTTACAGCAAGCTTTATACAGAGGCTAAGCGAGTTGGTGCAACAGTAAAAACTACTGCATTAACTGCGGCGAATGTGCTTGCAGATTTTGACGATAACCTTGAGGCTTTTGCCGAAGCGGGTGTACCGCTCGACAGGGTTATTCTTTATGCGACACCACAGTACAAAAAGCTTTTGAAGAATGCAGAGGGTATTCAGAGAACACTTGAAATCAGTTCCGCAAAGGGCATTGACCGCCGTGTTCGTTCCGTTGATGATATTGATAAGATTGTAGAAGTGCCAAGCTCAAGAATGAAGTCTTTGTTTGATTTTACAAACGGTTGTGTTGCTGACAGCTCAGCTAAGCAGATTGACTATATTCTTATTGACCCGGAAGCACAGGTGTCAAGAGTTAAGTATTCATATATCAATGTCTATACTCCGGGTTCTGACAGCCGAACAGCTGATAATTATATATATCAGAACAGAAAAGTTAATGGTACTTTTGCCATTGACGAACTTATGAAGCAGGGCGTAATCATTCATGCCGAGGCTTAAAGCGAGGTGAGAAAAAATGAAAGCAATCAAAGACAATAAGTCATATACAGTCAACACAGACGAGGAAGCTAAGACTTATGTATCCCGTGGTTATGATATTCAGGATGACAACGGCAAAATCAAAGAATATGGATTAGGCAAGAAAATTTCTGTTGATGATTACAATACTTTGAAGAAAGAAAATTCAAAGCTCAAAGCCGAAAACAAAAAACTTAAAGAGAGTACCAAGTCAGACACAAAGGAGTAAATCTATGTATGCCGATTACATTGAACAGCAGGGCGGAGATGAGAACAGCGTTATCTCTGCCGAACACATTGATGTTCTAACTTTTAACCGCATTGATTTTGAAAAACTTTCGGAAATGCAGAAGAGAATCATCGGCAGAGTGCATAGCAGACTTACTGCTTTTGAAGAAGAAAATGCCGATATGATTTCTTCCTATCTGAAAAGCTATTCAATCAACGGCACATCAATGGAATTTGGTGCAAGCTGGAACTTAATGTGTATCAGCGGAGTGGCAATTCCTGCCGACCTCTATGCGTTGCTAAAATCAACGGGACTTTGTTATCCTGCAATCTGAAAGGTGCGTGAAAACCGTGAAATTTCCGTCACTTGTAAAAAAGCAGTTCTGCAAAACTCCTGTCGAGGTCACAATCTACGGTGAGGGTGTTACCGAAGACGGAGCACCCCTGACCGTGTTTGAATGCAAAAATCTGTATCCCTCCGACAGCTTGTACCCGTCAGCAACCCTGCACGGTGGCTCTGCCTTGTGTAATATGCAGTCAAAGGCAAAGACGGTCTATACCAAAGAGCAGAAAATTGTTCAGGTGTCGGCTGTCTTGCTTTTTGACGGCGATATTGCCCCCGACAGCCCCACTTTAAGCGGTGGCTTTGTAATCCTTGACGGCGTAAAACGAAACATCGTACAGGGTACAAAACACCGCAACCCCGACGGCAAAGTTAATTTTACGGAATTGGATGTGATTTAATGGGATTTTCAGTATCATCAAAAATCAAACTCAATATGCCTGTTGTAAAACAGCTTGACAAGGCAAAGCAACAGGCTCTTGAACAGACAGGTGACGCACTTCTTAAACAGGTGAAAAACACGCAGGTAATGCCGTTTGATACGGGTAATCTTCAGAACGAAAATACCTTTGAAGATTGTGCGCAGAGTTGGAACGGCACGGTTAAAATTGTGTCAAGCACTCCGTATGCAAGGCGGTTGTATTTTCGTCCCGAGTATAATTTCAGCCGTAAGGAAAACATTGCCGCCGGCGGTAAATGGTTCGCTCCGTGGCTTGAGGGTGGTACACGGCAGAATTTTTGCAGTCGGGCATTTGTGAGATTTTACAGAAAGGAAGCAGGACTTTGATTTACTTATCGGACATCAGAGATTGGCTCAAAAGCGTTACCTCAGCCGAGCATTATTACATCGGCAAACTTGACAACAAGCAGGACAGGTCAATCGGTGTGTATTCATTAAAGCAGTCGGGAACACCCACAAGGGCAATCGGCGGTGAAAGCACCTACGATACAATAAGCGTGTCTTTGCTTATCCATTACACCGACAACGCAAGAGAAACCGAGGAGTTTGCACGCAGACTTTACGAAACGCTTTACGACATTAAAAATGTTGAAATTAAGGAACACAAAATCTATATAATCGAACTGCTCACGGAAGAACCCGTTGATGTGGGAACAGACGACAAGGGTGTGTATGAGCAGGTCATTGAAGTTAAATTTTATTACGAAAGGAAGTAATTTTATGGCAAAAGTTGAATCGGGAGTATTCCCATGCTATGAAAATCAGTTTGCGGTTGGCAAGGCAGGAACAGAATCCGCCACGACAAATATTGCTAACTGCGAAGAATTTTCCGTTGCATTTGACAACGGTGTCGAGGAATGGACAGCCTTTGAAAACGAGGGCTGGAAGTCAAGGCTTATGACAGCAAAGTCAATCACAATTTCGGTAAAGGGCAAGCGTACAATCGGTGACGCAGGTAACGACCAGATTGCCGCATTGTCATTTGAAAACGGCAGAAAGGTAGAAGTTCCGTTTATGTGGACCTTCCCCAACGGTGCAACCGTCCTCTTTAAAAATGCAGTTGTATCCGTTACATCAAATGGTGCAGGCGCAAGTACGGGTGTTGCTCCGCTTGAATTTGAAGTTATGTCAAACGGCAAACCCGTATATACAGCAGCCGCTTAAAAAACGAAAGGAATGAACGATTATGTCAAAGTTAATTGATATTACAGACAAACTTAATTTTGAGGAAAAGCCGAGTGTCAGAGTTAAAAATGTTGACCTTGCAATCAACAATGACGCAGTTTCAATGCTCAAAGTTGCGGCACTTTTTGAGGACGGCAACGGTAAAAGTAAAGATGTTATCGAAATGTATCATCTTCTTTTTGATGAATCCGAGAGAGAAAAGATTGAAAAGTTAAAACTGAATATGCACGATTTCAACGCCCTTATCAGCGAATCTGCCAAAATTGCAACAGGCGATTTGACTGACGAGGGGGAAGCTCAGACCCCGGCTACGACCTGATTGATGACTTTGATTTAATCGTGTCGAGCTTTCGCTCGGAGTATGGGGTCAGCATTTATTCAAAGGATTTTGCTAAAATGAGTTGGAATGAGTTCTGCTCACTTCTGCAAGGCTTAGGACCCGAAACACCGCTTGCAAGAACGGTTCAAATTCGCCTTGAAACCGACAAAGAAGTCTTGAAAAACTTTACTTCGTCACAGCATAAAATCCGCAACAAATGGCGGTCAAGGAATGTAAAGCACTATTCAGACGAAGATATGAACACCGTTCTTGCAGAATTTCAAGACTTCTTCGCTAATCTGTAAATTTGTACATAATTTTCGCTGTATCTACAAAATTCTTGACAATGTTAATATATAGTGATAAAATGTAACATACACTAACAAATTTATTAAGGAGAGTGTATGTTTATGAAATGTCCACATTGCGGAAACGAATTAAAGGACGATGCAAAATTTTGCGACAAGTGCGGTGCAGGATTTGGCGGAAACGATTCAACCTCGGCAACCGTAAATCCTGCAAATGCAAAGAAGAAAATTTACAAGCGTTGGTATTTTTGGGTTATTATCGTTGTTGCTATTATGATTGTTGGCGGTGTAAACGGTGCAATTAACGGTAACAGCGGTTCAAACAAATCAAAGCAGGAAACTACTGTTGCAAATCAGAGTTCAGAAAAAGCAACTGAAAAAGCGACAGAAGCACCGACCACAAAAGAAGTTGCAACAGAAAAGCCTACTAAAGACCCGAAGAAGGTTGAAAAAGAATTTAAAGACGGTTGCAAAACAGTCGACTTTAAAACTCTTTCAAGAAACCCTGACAAGTACAAAGGTAATGACTACAAGTTTGAAGGTCAGATTATTCAGGTTCAGGAAGGCTGGGGCGATTCGGTTGACCTGAGAATCAATATAACCAAAGAAGAAAATGAGTATCTTGATGAACCATTGTGGACTGATACAATCTACGCAACTGTAGAAATTCCTGACGGTGCGGACAAACTCCTTGAAGATGATGTAATCACATTCTGGGGAACTTGTGACGGCGACTATACATATGAAACCGTAATGGGCAACAATGTGTCACTTCCGAAAATCGACATCAAATACTACGAACTCAACAACTAAAACAAAAAGCCACTCCAAATGGGGTGGCTGTTCTTTTGCAAAATTTTTAAGCGTATATCATAGCGGTGTGCGCTGTTTTTATGCCTGTTTTTAAAAAATCTAAAATGAAAGGAAGTGGTGAATATGGCGACAAAGGCGGGTGAAATTGAGCTTGATGTCAGGCTGACAGGTGATGATATTTCAAAAACATTGCATAAGATTTCCGATTCAATTACAAAAAAGTTTGATTCGGCATTTTCAAGTCTTTCAAAAGATTTTGAAAATGTAAGCACGGATATGAAACAGTCCTTTTCAAAGGTTGCAGAGGGTGTTTCTCAGAAAACCGAGAAAGAATTTTCAAATATCAAAGGCAGCGGTGAGCAGTTAAGCAATTCGGTTTCATCTTCGTTTAAGAAAATCGGTACAGCTGTGGTTGCCGCCTTTTCCGTTGCCAAAATCAAGGAGTTCGGTCAGCAGTGCATTGAATCGGCTGCGGAAGTCAATGCGGCAAATTCGCAGTTTGAGCAGACATTCGGTACAATGCAGTCGCAGGCAGAATCAGCCATTCAGAGCGTTGCCGATCAAAGTGGTATTCTTGAAACCCGATTACAGGGTGTCGGCACAAGCATTTATGCCTTTGCAAAAACTACGGGTATGGACAGTTCAAGTGCTTTGGGAATGATGCAGGAGGCTTTACAGGTAACAGCCGACAGTGCCGCATATTACGACCGTTCGCTTGAAGACACCGCAGAAAGCCTGAAATCATTCCTCAAAGGTAACTTTGAAAATGATGCCGCACTCGGTTTGTCCTGTACTGAAACCACACGAAATGCGGCGGCTAATAAGCTGTATGGCAAGTCATTTACGGATTTGTCGGAATCGCAGAAACAGCTCACGCTTTTGCAAATGGTTAAGGACGCTAATCAGCTTTCGGGTGCTATGGGACAGGCAAGTCGTGAAGCAGACGGTTGGGAGAATGTAACGGGCAACCTCAGAGAAAGTTGGAAACAGCTCCTTGCCGTAGTCGGTCAGCCTATTCTTCAGGTGGCAACTCAGGTTGTAAAGCGGTTGAGTTCCGCACTTGCGACTTTAACGGAATATGCCAAAGGTGCGGTTGAATCGCTCTCAAAGGTCTTCGGCTGGGATACAGGCAACAACACCGCAAGCAATATCAAATCTGCGTCCGATTCTGCCAAAAGCCTTACGGATACGGCAGATGACAGTTCAAAGTCACTTGATAATGTTCAGAAAAGTTCCGAAAAAGCAAAGAGAAGTGTTGCGGGCTTTGATAAGCTGAATGTGCTTTCAAGCTCTGACAGCTCATCTTCAAAGTCAGACACCTCCTCATCAAAAAGCTCTTCAGGCGGTTCATCAGGCGGAGCTGTTGCAAAGAATGTTGTCAAGGACACAAGCAAAAACCTTTCGGGGGCATTCAAAAATCTATACGAAAAAAGCGGATTCAAAGGCTTTGTCGAGAATGTACAGAAAGGTATTAACAAGGTTGATTGGTCAGCTATAGGCAAGAACTGCAAGACCGTTTTTGATAATGCTGTTCCCATAGTTCAAAAGGCATTCGGCACAATGCAAAAGGTCGGTTCTGCAAAACTCGGGGCAATCGGCTCTGCATTCGGAGCGGTTGCGACAATCGGCGGAAAGTCGTTTCAGACCATTTTAGGCGGTGTTGCTAAGTGGATCTCAAAAGACAGGGAAAAGATTATCGGCTTTATCGATACCATAGGCAACAATCTTACAAACGGCTATAACAACCTTTCAACCTTTTTTGATAATTTCGGTACACTTGCAGGCAATGCAATTGACAATGTTCGCCCTCAAATGGAAGAATCAATTTCCAATCTTTTTAGCGATCTTACAACCTTTGCGGGCTCAGTCGGCGAAGTTGTTTCGGGTGCGTTTTCAACTGCAACCGAAAGCCTTGTGGAATGGACTGAAAATGACGGTGCAACAATCACTGAATTTCTCGAAAATTTACAATTGCAGTTTGCAGATGTGTTTAACTTTATCGGTCAGATTTTCGGAGATATCGGAACAATTATCAGTAATTGGTGGAACGGCAACGGACAGCAGATTTTTCAGAATATCTGCAATATGTTTACCAACATCGGCACAACCCTGATGAATGTTTACAATCAATGGATTAAGCCTGCGTGGGATTTTATCGTAGCAATCGTAAAATCAGCTTGGGAAAACTGGCTGAAGCCTGTTTTTGAGGGTGCAATAAACTTCTTCGGCAAGGTTGCAGACTGTGTTTCAACCGTGTGGAATAACTTCCTGTCACCGTTTGTAAACTGGCTTGTCAGTTTTTGGGGACCTATATTTCAGAATGTTTTCAATGCCGTAAAAAGGGTGTTTGATAATGTGTTTACATTTATCGGTGGGTTGATTACCTCTATACAGAAAACATTCGGCGGTCTTATTGACTTCATTACAGGTGTTTTCTCAGGCGATTGGAAAAAAGCATGGCAGGGTATCTACGACTTCTTCAAAGGTATTTGGGACGGCATTTGTGCCGTGTTTAAGTTTATTATAAACGCTATCATTGACGGCATAAATGCGTTGTGGACAGGTATTTATAATTTCGTTTCGGGTGTTGTTAATTCAATCGGCGGAATAGCCGGTATTATCGGAGCGGCTTTTGGACAGGATTGGAGTTTTTCAATGCCTGAAAATCCGCCTCTCATTCCGAGATTTGAAGAACCCACGGAATCACCGGCACGAAAATTTGCAAAAGGCGGTATTGTTAAAGCTCCGACACTTGCGGTTGTCGGCGATAACGCAGGTGCTAACAGCGGTAACCCTGAGGTTATTTCTCCTCTTAACAAGTTACAGGGTATGCTCGACAATTCGGGCGGTCAGGATACAGTGATTCTCACACAAATTCTTGACCTGCTTAAACGCATTTATGAAATGTTCATTATCTTTCGCAATAACGGTGGCAACACTTATTCGTTTACTGCCGAGCTTGAGGGTTCAACGCTTTTTGAAGAAATGATAAGACAGGATGAGCTTTACAGACGCAGACACAACGGTAAATCCGCATTTGCATAAAGGGGGGGATGATATGTCAAATTATAACGGCTATTTGCTTAAATTCGGCAACAACATAATGCCGAATAAGTACATTACCGCATTTTCATCAACTCCGAATCAGCGACTTGAAACTTCTGCGGAACGAGATCAGAACGGTACGCTTCAAAGGGCAACGCTGCCAAATTACAAAACAAAAATTTCGTTTTCAACTCACATTCTTCATCTTGACGAAAAGATTGATTTTCAGTCGATTATCAACCTCTCAATGGCGAATAAGTTACAGAGAAAGTGCAGGGTAACTTATTGGAACGATGAAACGAACAGCTATTACACCTCTTATTTTTATATTCCTGATATTGAATATACTGTAATGAATGCCGAAAAGAATGATATAACCTATCAGCCGATTACTGTTGAGCTGATTGAGTATTAAGGGGTGATTCTTAAAAATGCTTGTATCTAAAGAAATTGCTGATAAGCTGAAAACAAACACACTTTACAACACCGTTGCCCTGCATTCCCCCGACGGCAGTTTTGAGGATATAACAGGTGAAAGTATCGTGCTTGACAGCTTTTCGCTTGAAAATGAAATTGTTGAAAAAGAATTGAAATTCGGCGGTTGCATAGCCTCTGAAATGAGCGTGAAACTCATTGATTATGATTGCTCGGCTTTGATAGGAAAGACGGTACAGGTCATCATAATGGCAACATATCTTGAATCGGAGCTGTATCCGTCAGATGATTTGTACCCGTCAAATGCTCTTATTTGTCCTGCCGAAACAGGAACGGTTGAATGTCCTGTTTTCTACGGAAAAATTCAGTCGGCTCAAAGAGATAAAAAACAGCGTAACATCGTCAAAATCACAGCCTATGACGCTTTTTATGATATGTCAAAGGTGGATATGTCTTTGTGGTTTGCAGGCAAAGAGAACGAGGACGGCAGCTTTGCTTATGGTTATGCGCACTATCAAAAAGACGATAATTTTAAGAGCTTTTATTCAATAATCGCAGAATTTGCCAAAGATTATGCAATTACAGGGGTTTCACCGCCGAGCTTATCTGTCTTTAGTGTACCGCTGAAATTTGATGATACCTGCGTGGAAAAGGTTATAAAGGACATTACCTTGTCAGATTTAATCCAAGCTTATGCAGAATTAACTTTGAGCTTTGCCGTTATAGATGCCGACGGAAAAATGCGTTTTAAAAGGTTGTATTCTCAATCTTCCGTTGAAACAATCGATTCGTACAAAGATTTATCCTTTGAAGATTACGAACTTGAGCCTATCCGTATGTACAGTGCTAAGTTTGCTGATAAAAAAGCGTTTTTGTATGGCAACAGTAACGATTTTTCGTGGTATGTTTCCGATAACATTTTGATGAGGTGCAGAACAACAGCAAGTGATATTGGCACAAAATATAATTCTGTTAATTTTTTTGGTGATGTATATAAATACCGCCCGACAAAAATTAAGCTGTTTTCGTATTGGTGGCTTGAGGCAGGCGATAAGTACACAATTAAAACTCCGTTTGAAGATTTGCCGACAATCGAAACATTTGTGTTCAATAAGAAAATGGACGGATTTATAACTGCCCTCACGTCAAAGGGCGAAAAACGATTAGGAAAGGAAGTAAAAGAAAATGAACAAATACAATAAAATTGTCTTTGTGAACGGCTCTGCTCCGCCCCTCAATGCCGACAACCTCAACCATATGGACGAGGGGATTGAACGGGCAACGGACGGAGCAATTGCACTTGAAACCGAAATAGCCACAGCAAGAGGCGGTCAAAATTCGCTTGGAGCAAGGTTTGATACGACCGACGCAAATCTTGCAAGTAAAGCCAATAAATCGACAACGCTTGCAGGGTACGGAATTACGGACGCATATACGAAGGAAAGAACAGACCAAAAACTTGCCCAAAAGCTCAATTCAATGCCGTTCGACAGCGAACCAAAAAATAACAGCCCGTGTTACCTCACAAGCGGTACGGTTTACAATGCTCTGCTTGTGAAAGCAGATAAAACCGCCTTGGCGACTAAATACGATTCGTCAAATATTGAAAGTGGTACATCAACACTCACACCGTATTCAACCGTCACCGATAAAATCAAAAGTGCAAACTGTACATATAAGACGATTGGTGACATCGTAATCGTCAGTGCAACGGTCAAAATGAACGCAGTATCTCTTGGCGGCAATAGCATGTGTCCGCTGATTGATTTGCCGTACAAATGTATTTCCGAGGACAATGTTTTTTGTGTCGGTATTTCAAACCTTGGCAAGCTCTTTAAATTTGCCATTCCGAAAAATAACACTTGGCTACAGTTTTCGACTCAGGATAAGACGGCTTACACATTTGCAGACGGCGAGCAAATTAATGTGATTTGCTTGTACAAAATTAAATAACGGAGGTATGAAAAATGGAACTTAAAGAAAAAATCACACTTGATATGCTCACAAAGGACAGCGTTTCGGTACTCAGACAGCAGTTTTTGACCTTCAACGGTGAAGAAATGCAGGTTGGCGGAAACATCCGCAACGCATACATGAACAGCAAATCGGGCAGAGAACAGCTCAAAACGGTGCTGTCTGATGAATATTACAATGCCGTCATGGCAGTTTGGGGCGACAATCCAACCGTTGACGAGCCTGTCGAAAGTGAGATGTAAGCGATGAAGATTGATATTGTACAGCTTGCAGAAATCATATCTGCGTTAGCTTTAATTGGCGGTGTTGTATTTGGTGTTTTTAAATTTATCGAAAACAACAAAAAGCAGAACGCTGAAATCAAAAAAATCAAAGGTGAGCAGACCTTGACAATGTATGCACTCCGTGCGTGTCTTGATGGTCTGAAACAGCAGGGTTGTAACGGCAGAGTTACCGAGGCTATCAATAAGATTGATAAGTACCTCAACCAGTCGGCACATTCGGCGGAAGATTTAAATTGAAAGGATGATAATAATGAAAATGACAAACAAAATCTATGATGTACTTAAATACATTGCTCTTATCGTACTGCCTGCAATCGGTACACTTTACTTTGCCGTAGCAGGCATTTGGGGCTTGCCATACGGCGAACAGATTGTAGGCACTATCACAGCCGTTGACACCTTCTTAGGCGCTCTGCTCGGCTTGTCAGCTTATAAATATAACAAAACAGACGAAAGCGAGGAATAATTATGAGTAATTCAAAACTTGTTAATTACACAAAATTAAGCCCAAACCACAGCGGTAAACGCACACACAGTATTGACCGCATTACTCCGCATTGTGTAGTCGGTCAGTGCAGTGTCGAAACACTCGGAAACATTTTTCAGGACACAGCTCGTGAGGCAAGCTGTAACTACGGAATCGGCTATGACGGCAGAGTGTTGCTCTGTGTCGATGAGAGCAATCGCTCTTGGTGTAGTTCATCAAACGCAAATGACCAGAGGGCAGTCACAATCGAATGTGCAAGCGACACGGTAGCTCCGTACACCATGAACAGTAAGGTGTATAACAAACTCGTTGCACTCTGCGTTGACATTTGCAAGCGTAACGGCAAGACTAAACTGCTTTGGTTTGGCAATCAGGACAAGACTTTAAACTATTCGCCAAAATCAGGCGAAATGGTCTTGACTGTACACAGGTGGTTTGCGAATAAATCTTGCCCAGGTGACTGGCTTTATAACAGGCTTGGCAATCTTGCAGACGAAGTAACTGCACAGCTCGGCGGTAAAACATCAAATAAGGAGAATGAGGAAATGATTAAATACGGCTCACACAATACGGCTACACTCGCGTTTAAAAAGCAGTTAATTACGCTTTATAACATGAAAATCATCAAAACAAAAGTCGATAACTCAAACGGTTTCGGTGACGGTACACTGAAAGCTGTAAAAGAAGCACAGAGAGCAGGTAAGGTCACAGTTGATGGCATTGTAGGTGAGAAGACAATCAATGCTATCTATCATCTTATCAATGATTGCAATTGGGCTAAAGATAAAAAAATCGCAAATGCAAAAAAAGCACTTGGCTAATTAAAACCTAAAGGACATTTTTAATGTCTTGACAAACACATAATTGCAAAAAATCCCCCTCATCCGCCGTAAAAAAGCGAGTGAGGGGAATTTGTTATTTGTAGATTTGTTAGCTACTTGTTAGCTGTGTGTTAGCTACGATATGTATTTTTCCGTGTTTTAGAGTGATTTAAGTATAGCAAAACCCCAGTAAATATCGTATTTACTGGGGTAAAAAGCTATGG